CACGAATTTATTATTTTATTAGATGGCAAGTTAACAACACACACGAAGTATGAAGATATACCTAATGTTTTTGATAACTTAATTAAATTTTTACCTGAAATACCGGATGCTCCGCACACACACAATCAACATGATGAGATTGATTTGTGGAATGAAAAGCTAAAAGAACTATTAAATAGAGAAACGAATGGCCATTAGTATTGTTGTTTCACCCGTAGGAGACACTCCAACGGAAATACAATCAACAACTAGGTCAGTAAGAGCAGTAAATGCAACAATTACAGCTTCAGGTGACGAGATGGAATCAAACATTGTTGTAAGTGCAACTTTAACAGGAGTTTCAGAACCTGGTGTAACCATAACTCCTGGTCCAATATTAGTCACTATTATTGGTAAATTTATAGACCCGTTTTTGGATACATTTAAATATGTAAATAAAGGTAGTAGTGATAAGATAGAAACTCCTACAACAGTTGTTGGAGTGCAAAATGTGCCGCCAAAGAAAGAGTTATTTGACTTAAACCAAGATACAAGATTATTTGAGCTTAAAACATATCAAATTGCCGTTAATTACGATGATGAGTTTTTGGTACCAGGTACAGAAACATTTATAGTAACACAAAAAATAATGAATGATTTAGAAGGTATTCGTTCTTTTATAAACACATATTATAACTAGGAAAATATGCCAGCAATAACAAGAGTTGGTGATGCAGATATAGCCCATTGTTCTGGAATGGTTAGAGCGCAAGGTTCGGGCAGCGTGTTTGCCAACGGAATAGCGATATCAAGGCAAGGAGATGTCAACACGGTACATCTTTTGCCAGGATCACCTTGTCCGGCTCACAACGCACCTATCACTTCTGGCTCATCCAAAGTTTTTATAAACGGCAAAGGAGCTGGTCGTGTTGGAGATGCAATTTCTGGATGCACCTCTGTGGCCCAAGGTTCTTCAAATGTTTTTGCAGGATAGAATAAATAGAAAATGGCAACCGTAAACATACAATCAGACCGCACTTTTAGAGACCTGGATTTGAATTTCACCATTCATCCAGTTAAAAAAGATATCAATACTCACAAGAATGAGTTTGCTATTATTAATTCCATTAAAAATTTAATATTGACAAACCACTATGAGAGGCTTTTTCAACCTGAACTTGGCAGCAATCTTCGGCGCCTATTATTTGAACAGGTGGACTCGGTCACTTCGGCACAATTAGAAAGAGAGATTTCAGAGGTAATTGGTAATTTTGAACCTCGTGCTCAAGTATCTAGAGTAGATGCTGTGCCAGCACCCGATGAAAACGCATATAAAATTCGTTTGGAGTTTTTTATCATTAACAATCCAAACCCAATTACAATAACTTAAAAGCTTTTCTAAAGCAACAATCTGAGTTTACAGATTACGATTTTGATGGTGCTGGCTTAAATATTCTTTTAGATATTCTTGCCTACAATACTCACTACAATGCGTATTATTTAAACATGGTTGCAAATGAATCGTTTTTAGATACCGCTATTCTGCGAGAGTCGGCTGTATCACACGCTAAAACATTAGGTTATACTCCTTACTCCACACGAGCGCCCGTATCAATCATTAATTTATTGGCAAATTCTACTACAACTTCTGCAGGCACATTAACTTTGCCAGCAGGTTATGCTTTTCTCTCAAATCAAATTGATAGCAAGGCCTATAACTTTGTGGTTTTAGATGAGGTTACCGCAACAAAAGCTAATTCATCTTATCTGTTTGAAAACCTAGAAATCTATGAAGGTCAATTAGTGAATTACTCTTTTACCTATGACCAAGGTTCAAACCCAAAGCAATCGTTTACAATACCTGATACAAATATAGATACAACCACAATTAAAGTTTCTGTGACTCCCTCGGCTTCTAACACAGCAACGGAGTCCTATGAAAAGGTAACCGATGTATTAGATATTACTGCTACATCTGAAGTTTTCTTTTTACAAGAAGAACGAGGAGGAAAATATCAAATTTATTTTGGTAACAATGTAGTAGGTAAATCATTACCTGATGGGGCTATTGTAAATGTAACTTATCTTTTAACAAATGGTACCGCATCTAACAAAGCGAACAACTTTGTTGCTCTATCTTCAGCCGTAGATTCATTAAGTGAAGCGCTAACCAACTTTACAATTACTCCAATTTCAGCTGCTTCTGGTGGTGCTGACCGGGAATCAGTTGACAATATTAAATTCTCAGCGGCTGCACGATTCTCTACACAGAATCGTTTAATTACATTTAAAGATTATGAAACTTATATTCTAAACAACTATCCAAACATTGATTCTATTTCTGTTTGGGGTGGAGAGGATAACGATCCTCCTGTTTATGGTAAAGTTTTTATCTCCATGAAGCCAAAAGAAAACTATTATATTTCAGAGGCAGAAAAACAGCGTATCATTGACGAAATTATTACTCCAAAGGCCATTATTGCTGTTCAATCTTTAATTATTGATCCAGAATTCTTGTATCTGTTAATTGATGTAGGAACACAATATGATCCAAAGAAAACAACGGATACTGAAGCCGCTTTAAAAACTAAAATTACAAACGCCATTTTAAACTATGCTGATACCAATTTAAATAAGTTTGCTTCTAAAATTATTAATTCAAAATTAGAAACTGCGGTAGATAGTGTTGATTTAAATTCTATTGTTGGTAATAAATTAGTTACCCGTGTTCAAAAACGATTTGAACCAGAATTAGGCACACGACAATCTTATACAGTTAATTTTAATGTTCCGTTACATCGTGGTACAGTAACAAATAAAATAACATCAACTGAGTTTGATGTGTTCGATAGTGATGGTATAAGAAGAACAGTTTTCTTTGATGAAGTGCCACAATCATTTACTGGTATTTCTAACATTGAAGTTACCAATCCAGGCTCTGGTTATCTTAGCGCTCCAACAGTTACAATCACTGGTGATGGCACAGGTGCAACAGCTCAAGCCACTATTGTGAACGGTGCTATTCAAAGTATTAGTGTAACGAATCGTGGTATTGATTATACCCGTGCTATTATTACCATCTCTGGTGGTAATGGATTTGGTGGTGAGGCCTCTGCAATTATTGATGCTGCCACAGGCACACTAAGAACCATTTACTATGATAGTAATGCTCAAAGACAAATTGTCAATTCTTTAGCAGGTGAAATCAATTACAATATTGGCACAGTAACAATCTTTGATATTAATATGCTATCCGTTTCTTCGCCTGATAATTTAATTCGTTTATCATTTGAAGCTGAAGAAGGTATAATTGAGTCAGCTAAAAACACAATCATTACAATTGATGAAACTGATCCTGTGGCCATTACTGTTAACTTAACTAAAGTAGCCTGATGTCTTTTGCAAATACCTCAATACTGATTAATCGTCAGGTTCCTGAATTTGTTCGGGAAGAGCATCCCCTATTCATTACATTTTTAGAAGCTTACTATGAATATTTGGAACAAAAACAAACTGGTGAATTAAATGATTTAACACAGAAGGCTAAAGATTTACGATATCTTTCCGATGTTGACTATTCTTTAAATGAATTTGAAGATAGCTTCTTTAATACTTACGCTTCTCTATTGCCTAAAGATGTTGCTGTTGACAAAGAATTTCTCATTAAAAATGTTTTACCACTTTACTTAGCCAAAGGCAATGAAGCATCATTTAAACTTTTGTTTAGAATGTTGTTTAACGATGAGGTTGATATTCTTCAACCTCGCAATAATGTTTTGCGTGCTTCAGATGGTAAATGGACAGTAGATAACATTCTTCGTATTGAAACAGATATACGAAGCATCTATACAGGTAATGGTTCAAATAATACATTTCTTCTTGCTCAAACTTCAAGCTCTGGAGAAATAGATGTTTATGTAAATGGCGTAATTAAAACTGAAGGTACTGATTACTACATTCGTAGAGAATCCCGTAAAGTTATCTTTATTACTCCGCCCGCAGCTAACAGTTCAGTTAAAATTTTCTATAATAATTTTGACATTACTGGAGTTACAAATCGTAAAATTACCGGTTCTACATCTGGTGCTACAGCATTAATTGAAAGAGCTTCACGAAGAATTATTACCGACCGATTGAATTTTGGTTTGCCTTTTGATTTATTCATCAACACAAAAACACTTATTGGTGCATTTCAAAATGGCGAAACAGTTACAACAGATATCATTGATTCTAATGGTAATGTTATTCAACTAGAAGCAGACACCTTTTCAATTCTTACACAAATAAATGTAATTGATGGTGGCTCAGGTTATAGTGTTGGTGATCCTGTTCTTGTTCTTGGCGGTGGTGCTACAACTTCTGCCACAGCTGAAGTCGAAACTATATCTGCTGGCTTTACGGATAGAATTGTTGTAAACTATGGTGGTGCAGGATTTAAATTAGCTTCTGGCATTACCAGTTCAAATACACCAGGCCAAACACTTTTAATTGGTGCAGTTGATGGTATTAATACTTCTCATTATACCGCAACTTCATATACTGTTATAGGCACCGACCAAATATTTAATTTTAATGGAAGTCCAACTGCTGCAAACACATTAATTAGTGCAGCTAATTATGGATTTCCAGGTGCACTAACTGAAAATGTAAACACACGAATTGTTGATGCGTTAACAAGTTTAATTGTTACTGATTTGGGCCCAATTACAAATGCCGTTGTTCTTTTCTCCAATGTGTCGGTGAACACTGCTGTATTGGATTCTCAAGGTGCTTTGTATGCTGTAGGAAACACTTTTTACGATATTAAAGATTTTAGCTCCGTTGGCCGAATAGATGTTTACGGCGCAGGTTCAAGTTACAAAATTGGCGATGAAATTATTTTTGGCACCAACCCATCAGGCACAATTGGTACAGGAGCTGCAGCTGCTGTTAAAACAGTCAATGCAACTGGCGCAATTACATCAATTCAAATTCAACCGCCAAGAATCGCTGGAACAGCCAATGTTGGAAATAATACAGTTGAAATTATTGGCACAAACACTTTCTTTCAGAATGATTTACAGGTTGGTGATAAAATTGTGTTTCGTAGCCAAGAAAGATTTATTAATGCTGTATCATCTAATACTACCGCAACTGTTAATGTGTCGTTTACATTTGAATCTGGCGGAGGCAATTCTGCTAATAATTATCGAATTGGCTCTTTTGCTCATGGTTTGGTTGGCGGAATAAACTATACACAAAACAATTTTCCAACAATTACCGTTTCTACTGGATCTGGTGGTTCAGGTGCCAACATCGCAATCACCTCTTTGATGGGAGGCGGCGAACAGTTACAAGCTATTGCTGACCAAATTGCAGGACAAATCCAAAGAATTCGTTTGCTAACAGGCGGTGTAGGTTATCAATACATTCCAGAAATTGATTTGACTAATTCTGGAAATGGTAATGCTGATGCTGAGGCTGTATTAGGTGAATCTTATGCTGCTTTACCTGGTCGTTGGACTACATCTGATTCTATCTTATCTAATCCTGAACGAAGATTACAAGGTTCAGATTACTATGTCGATTACGCTTATGTAACTTCTTCATTGACTGAATTTAGCAAATATAAACAAATTCTCAAAGGCCTATTACATCCATCTGGTTTTGTAAATTATGCTGACTTAAATAAACAGGCGGAAGCCAATGTTACAATTTCTATTGACGAAGCAACTACCAATACAATTTCTGGTTTGGTTAATGTGAATAGTTCCATATATGTAACAGGCACAGGAACTAGGTTTAATATTGCCAACACAAGAGGTATTATTACGATTGGCTCAAATGTTGCGGTCAATGGCCAAATTAGAACAATTAGCTCAATCATCAGCAACACAAGTTTAGTGGTTACTTCTGCATTTACAACCACCGCAAATGACCAAACACTTATCATACTGACATAAATAGAACTTATGCCTACTTCAATTAATACAAGAAAACTTAGTTATAACTCTGCAAAGCTCTTACGAGATTCGGTCAGAGATATTGTCACAAACACCAGTCCAGTTTTATATGTTACTCTTGGCAATAGTGTTCCTTACAATAACGAAGCCTCTCCTGATAATCTTGTTGACACCATCAATACTGAAAAAGCGGCCTTTGAAAACATCTTTGTAGGTAAAAAGGTAACTGGAAATGATATAGAACTTGTCATTCCTAGGGTCAATTGGACAGGAAGTACCAAATATCGCCAGTATGATGACATAATTGATGTAGAAACTTTGGTTACCGCAAATGCGTCATTGAATTTAAAACCAATGTATGTAATTACTTCAGCACGAAATGTTTACAAGTGTTTATCAAATTCAGCTAGTGCAAACTCAACCGTAGAACCAACAGGCGACTACACAACTTCCAATGGTAATATTGCTACGGCTGATGGTTATATTTGGAAATACATGTATAGTGTTCAGCCATCTAGCAAATTTTTAAATGATTCGTGGTTACCAGCTCCATCCTCCACATTAGCTCTAGATTACGGAGTAAGTTCAATTGGAGTTTTACCTGGTGAATTAACCACCATCGTAGTAACTGCTAATGGCACAAACTATCGCCAAGCATCTAATATTCGTGTAGATAGTTTTACTTCTGGCCAAACAACAGTCCGTTTATCTAATACAGCAAACACTTTAGCTATCTTTAGCATCCCAACGCTGGCAAATTTAGCAAATATGGCTATCTCTGGCACAGGTCTAGCTACTGATACACATATTACTGGTGTAGCAATTGCCAATGGTTTAATTACTTTATCTTCAGCTACAACGGCTGTTGGTGGTAATGCAAATAACATTACAATTTCAACCCGTGTTTATATTGAAGGTGACGGAATTGGTGCTGTGGCCAACGCAGTTTTATCAAATACTGCTATTACAGTTTCCGCGACCAACGCAAATGTCGCAAGAATTAATGTGACCACCATTGTCC